GACGCGGAAGTCTATTGAGAATGATTCTCAATGTTTAGGTTCTGGATAGAACCCCAAGTTTGGTTAAAAGCGAAAGCTGGATTCATTGCTAACAAAAAGGGCGTAAGAACACGCAACATTTCGTTGAAATAATCTTCTCCCCAACGAGCGGACTCGCGGAGAGCGTTATGAATAACAGTGACAACTTGCTTAGTAAGGGAGCCCAATTTAGGACGAGCAACCCATTGAACGCTTTTAACAATTGAGGACTTCTCAAGCGGGCAACAAATAATGCCATTCATTTCCAAAAAGTATCTACGAAGAAACATAACCTCGGAGATATCTTCGAACAGTGGTATATCAACCCCTTTATGGGAAGTAGTACGCACATGTCCAAACATGGCCCGGGCAAGTTGTTGAACAACTTGTCCATTGAACACTTTATGGAAAGTGGGACAAACGGCGTGAGTAGAATCATCACCGAAAACGGCTAAAGCGTTAAATTTGTCAAATGGTTCATCAGAAATCTGATACCATATAGCCCGCGTGAGAGCGGAATTAAAGATGGAATTAAAGGCGGACGTGCCTAATTTTCCAGAGAACATATGATGATGTTCTACTAATAAATTACCTACAAGAACAGATCCGTTCAATGTAGTGTAAATGGATTGCCAAACAATGTCGGAATGTTCTTGATTAAGTCGAAAGAACTTGCAATATTTGGCATGAAAGGCTACTGCGAAGGTCATGGTAGCAAAATTCAAATCCCATCCAGCAGTATCATGAGCTATAATACTACGGGATATTCTGGTGAGTTTCCGCCATAGAATTCCCCAATCGGATGCTTGGGAAGAAATTCCAACTTGAAAATCTCCAGTAAGATCTTTCTCAATACAATGAATAAATTCACCGAAAACCATGCGATCAAAACATAGGTCTTCAAGAGCTCCAGCATGAACAGTACGAGTTTGCCCTAAGGCAACCTTTTCATTTTCACGAAGCTCATCTTTGGGAAAGAGTAGAGTAACAGAAGGTGTGTGAACCTTCTTTTTAGCCAAAAAGAAACGATCAGCCACTAATTTACGAAGACGTGAATCTATAACAGGGACACGCAAATTAGTAGTTCCAGGAACATAATCAGCAGGAGTAAGGACAAATCCTTTAGGGCGTGGAATTAAGTCAAAACGACGAATTCCAAAAAACGTCCAAGGAAATCCAGGGGAAGTTGACAGATCAATTCCATGG